CTCAGTTGGCGACTAGCTTGGCGTTTCCGCCGGGCTACCTGCGTGCGTTTAAATACAATCTGGCGTGCGAGATTGCAGCTGACTTTGGTGTTGAGCCTTCTCCCCAAGTGTCACGCATCGCAATGGCGTCCAAGCGTAATCTGAAACGCATCAACAATCCAGACGATATTATGTCACTGCCTTACTCGATTGTGGCTACACGTCAGCGGTTCAATATTTTCGCCGGAAATTATTAATGAAATCGCCAATTTTGGGATCAGCCTACGTTACTCGCAGCGTCAATGCTGCGGATAACCGCATGATCAATTTGTTCCCAGAAATGATTGCGGAAGGTGGTAAAGAGCCTGCGTTTCTAAACCGTGCGCCTGGACTTAAGCTGGAAGGCGCAATTGGCACTGGACCAATCCGTGGGATGTGGACGTTTAATAGCAATCTATACGTTGCATCAGGGAATACCCTATACAAGGTAAATTCTGCTTTTGCGGTTACGACTATTGGGTTGCTCGCCAATGACGGTCCCGTATCAATGGCTGATGACGGCATTCATTTGATGATTGCGTGTAATGGACCGTCCTTTGTCTATAACGCTGACACGGATGCTTACGGCGAGATTACAGACCCAGACTTCCCCGGTGCATTGACCGTATCGTATCTCGATGGCTACTTTGTATTCATTGAGCCGGCCAGTCAGCGTGTGTGGACGACCACACTACTTGACCCGACATCCATCGACCCGCTTGACTTTGCAAGCGCCGAAGGCGATCCAGACCATTTGGTGTCCTCAATCGTAAACCGTTCTGAAGTGTGGTTGTTTGGCGGCAACTCGGTTGAAGTTTGGTACAACGCTGCCAATGCAGGTGCGGGCTTTCCATTGCAGCGTATTCAAGGTGCGTTTAACGAGATCGGTTGCGCTGCAACATTTTCAGTCGCCAAGCTTGATAACAGCTTGTTTTGGTTAGGCGCGGATGATCGTGGACGTGGCGTTGTGTATCGCTCTAATGGCTACACGGGTCAGCGGGTCAGTACCCACGCCATTGAATGGCAGATTCAGCAGTATGGCGACATATCGGATGCGATTGCTTATTCTTACCAGCAAGACGGTCATGCGTTTTATGTGCTGACGTTCCCAACTGCACAAGCAACTTGGGTATACGACATTGCCACACAAGCATGGCATGAGCGTGCAAGCTTTACTAATGGTAGCTTTAGCCGCCATCGTAGCAACTGCCAAGTTTCATTTGCTAATCGAATTTTGGTAGGCGACTATCAAAACGGCAATATTTATTCTTTTGATCTAGAGAAGTATTCAGACCACGATCGCACTCAGAAATGGTTACGATCGTGGCGCGCATTGCCCACCGGCACGAACAACTTAAAGCGTACCGCACAACACCAATTGCAGCTTGATTGTGAAACCGGCGTGGGTTTGCCTGGGGTGATTGAAGTGCCTGGGCGGGTGTATTTGAACCCACTTCAGATTGTTGGCACATTAACCATTGAAGATCAGATTGAAATAATCTATGCTGTGGATAACTTTGTGCAACCGCAGGTGATGCTTCGTTGGTCGGATGACGGTGGTCACACATGGTCAAACGAACATTGGAAGACAATGGGCGGTGTGGGCGAGTACGGCACACGGGTCATCTGGCGTCGTCTTGGCATGACGGATAAACTGCGTGATCGGGTGTATGAGATTTCAGGCACTGATCCAGTTAAAATAGCCATTCTGGCTGCTGAACTTGATGTGAGTGCAACAAATGCTTAATAACGCTCTGACCCGCATCCCATCGTCACAAGTCCCTGTGGTAGACCCGCAAACAGGGCTGATGACTCGGGAATGGTTTCGATTCTTTAATGCTTTGTTTGTGCAGCTTGGTAATGGGTCAGAAATGGCGTCAGGTACTTTCACAACAGTAGATTCTAAGACCGTGACAGTAGTCAACGGTATCACCACAGGAATAGTGTAATGTCTATCAACCTTTCAGCATTCGCAGGCGCAGGCGCGCAATTCTTTGACGCCAATGGCGTCCCCTTGTTTGGTGGGTTGCTTTACACTTACCTTGCAGGCACAACCACACCGGCGACCACGTTCACGTCTTCATCTGGTGCGCAGAACAATACCAATCCGATCGTACTTAACTCCGCCGGACGTACACCTGCTGAGATTTGGGTCAACGGCGGCGTGTTTTACAAGTTTGTGCTAAAGACTTCTACTTACGTCCAGATCGGTTCCTACGACAATATCCCTGCCATTGACGACATTACAACGTCTAGCACATTGATTACTGTTGCTGGTACGAACACGCTTACTGCAACTGCTACGCCTACCCTTGGTGGCTACGCTATAGGTCAAGTGTTCTCGTTTATCGCTCAAAATACAAACACTGATGCGGTCACGATTAACATTGATTCGAACGGACCACGCTACATCACCCGTGACGGTCAGGTCATGCTTGCAGCCGGAGATATTCTTGCCGGCAAGATGCAACTGATTGAATATGATGGCGTTGGCTTTCAAATCTATAACGTATTCTCTACCCAATCTGTGCGTGTCACAGGTACTGGGTATAGCCCGAACATTGCGCTGACAGACGCTGCCACCATTGATTGGGACACGGATTTGGGTCAGACAGCTACATTTACTTTTGATTCAACCAACCGTACAATGGGAGCACCGACCAACCTCAGAGAGGGCGCATTTTACGCTCTGATGGTTGTGCAAAACACTGGGGGCAATACGTTGACTTGGAATGCTATATTTAAATGGGCAGGCGCATCGGTTCCTACGCTTTCAACAGGCGCAGGTGCTAAAGACTTGTTCGTGTTCCGCTACGATGGTGTATCCCTTCTTGAGCAAGGTCGCTCGATGGGAGTCGCATAATGCTTAACTACGCAGCTGGCAATCCAGTCACCGGCTACAACCTCACACGCTCCCTGCGATTTCGTGCGAGTGCGTCTGCTTATTTGAGCAGGACTCCTGCTAGTTCTGGGAATCGTCAAAAATGGACGTTTAGTGCATGGATAAAGCGTGGTGTTTTATCTTCTGACGAAAGAATTTTAGCGTCTAGTGATTTAGTAGCAAATGAGTTTTTTATACAATTTAGTGCTTCAAATGTAATTACAATTTATGATACGAATTCATTAAATTTAGTAACTAGTGCTGTTTATCGTGATCCATCGGCTTGGTATCACGTTATTGTTTCAATTGATACAACACAAGCAACGGCAGCAAATCGTTGTGTGGTTTATGTTAATGGCGTTCAAGTTACATCATTTTCTACTGCAACATATCCTGCTCAAAACGCAAATTTATATTACAACCAAGCTACTGCCAGTAGGATTATTTCGGGCTTAGGAAACAATTTATATTTTGATGGTTACCTAGCTGAAGTCAACTTCATTGACGGTCAAGCCCTAACCTCATCATCATTTGGCTCAACCAACTCCACAACAGGAGTATGGCAACCTGCTGCATACACAGGCACATACGGCACAAACGGGTTCTATCTACCGTTTACCGATAACTCTGCGCTGACCACATCAAGCAACGTAGGACTCGGTAAAGACTTCTCAGGCAACGGTAATTACTGGACTACGAACAACATCAGCATCACTGCTGGTGTGACGTATGACTCCATGACGGATGTGCCTACGTTGACGAGTGCGACTACGGCTAATTATTGCGTGGTCAACCCTTTGTTTAACAGTGCGTATCCATTAACAAACGGAAATTTACAAATAGGATATAACGCAACAACATCAAGTTGTGTCGCTTCAACAGTAGGTGTTATTTCAGGAAAATGGTATTTTGAGACAACTATTGTTGCTACAAACGCTTACTCAATAACTTCCGGCGTTTTAAATCAAAATTGTTTGCCGTCTCAAGTAATGGGAGCAAATGCTAATGGATGGGCTATTAACCTTCATAATAATGCCGATAGCGGTAAGACCTATCACAACGGCGTTGTTGGGGCATCATTAACTACCTTCACTACAAATGACGTATTAATGGTGGCTTTTGATCTAGCAAGTGGAAAGCTTTGGTTTGGCAAAAACGGTACTTGGTTAAATAGCGGTGATCCTGTTGCGGGTACTAATGCCATTTTTACTGATTTAGCTGGAACAATATTTGCTGGCTTTTCAAATACATACAACACAGGTGCATTATTAGCCGCCAACTTCGGACAACGCCCATTCAGCTACACACCCCCCTCTGGCTTCGTAGCACTCAATACATACAATTTGCCCAACAGTACAATCCTGAAAGGCAATAAGGTGATGGATGCTACATTGTATACGGGTAATGGATCAACACAGACGATTACGAATGCCGCATCATTTAAGCCTGATTTGGTTTGGTATAAAGGACGTAACGTAGCTTACAACAACAGTTTGTTTGATTCTGTTCGAGGGGCAACAAAACAACTTGTTTCAAACACAACAGATGCTGAAGCAACTTTATCTGGGTTAACTGCGTTTAACTCAAACGGATTTTCATTAGGTTCTGCGTCTAACGGAAACAACAACGCAGATACTTATGTTGCATGGCAATGGCAAGCAGGACAAGGATCGTCGTCATCTAATACGTCAGGCACGATTACATCGCAAGTAAGTGTAAATGCTAGTGCTGGATTTAGTGTGGTGACGTATACCGGCGTAGCTTTAGCTGGAACTGTTGGACACGGGTTGGGCGTTGCACCACAATTTATTGTTGTTAAGCCAAGAAGTGCAACAATAACTACGGATTCATGGAATATTTACCATTCCGCATTAGGTAACACGCAATTTTTAGTATTAAATGCAACTGATGCTGCTTCAACATCTAGCACAAGATGGAATAATACAAGCCCAACATCTTCAGTCTTTTCAATAGGAATTACCCCAAGTAGTGTTGCTGTCGGGTATGTTGCCTACTGTTGGTCAGAGATAGCAGGATATAGCAAGTTTGGTAGTTATACGGGTAATGGATCAGCTGATGGTACTTTTGTATATTTAGGATTTAGGCCTAAATTTATTTTAATTAAACGTATAGATACAACAGGAAATAATTGGCGTATTTGGGATACCGCGCGCGCGTCGTATAACTTAGGTATTATTTCACTTTTTCCAAACGTACCAGATGTTGAAGATTCTGTATCTGATGCTTACGATTTGCTTTCAAACGGATTTAAAATTAGATCGTCAGGCGGCGGCACAAATGCTTCTGGTGGAACGTATATGTATGCTTGCTTTGCCGAAAATCCGTTTCGCAACGCCCTTGCCCGTTGAGGAATATGATGCCACAAGGAAGATTTCATAAATACCAGTCAGGCACAAAAACAGCCCTGACTTAATGCTTAAAGCCATTTCTTACTTAGCGAGATAACCATGTTTGCATACATCAAAGATTCAACATTTCAATACTTCATCCCACAAGGCACAGCCTTTGAGATTGATTCTATCTCCTACCCTGCCAATTGGCTAAACTTATCCACGCCAGAAGAAAAGGCGGCTGTGGGTATCGTAGATGTGGTCTACGGCGAATACCCGAACGATCAGTACTATTGGGTATCTCAGGACGCTCCTGTCTACGCTGATGGTGTCGTGACGGTAGATTACACAGCAACGCCTAAAGACCTGTTCATGCTTCAGAATGACGCTGTGAATGCTGTACAGGCACAAGCGTACTCAATCCTGTCACCAAGCGATTGGCGTGTGGTTAAAGGATATGAAACCAAGTCAGCCATCCCAACAGACTGGAATGATTGGCGCGCACAGATTCGTAGCCAATGCGATGCACAGGTTGTGGCTATCACTGCATGTACGAGTGTTGAAGAATTAGCTAAACTAGCACCTGTAGTGTGGGCAAAAGACCCTAATCAACCACAGGAGTAGTCATGGATTGGCAGCATTTCATCAATATCGGTATGGGTGCATTACTCAGTGTTCTAGGCTGGTTTGCTCGTCAACTATGGGATGCTGTCAAGACATTACAGGCTGATTTAAACCGGCTTGAACTATCTATCTCTGATAACTATGTAAAAAAGTCAGACATGGCGTTATTAAAGTCTGAAATCAATACTCGTTTTGACCGGATAGAGCAGCTGCTTGATAAAGTTTACGACAAACTGGACAATAAAATATCGAGAGATGATTTTGAACGTATTAATAAGTAATTATTACATTTATCAACATAGAAGATTGGACACCAATCAAGTGTTTTATGTTGGTCGCGGTGTAAATAACAGGGCATATATAAAACAAGGTAGAAATATTTATTGGTCAAGGATTGTCAATAAAACAACATATTCTGTTGAATTTTTAATAAAAAATATTACCAAAGAATTGGCAGATTTATGTGAAATAGAGGCAATTGATTTATACAAAAAAAGAAATATTAAATTAGTTAATATGACTTTTGGTGGTGATGGAAATTCTGCGGGAATGCCGTTGTCAGAAATTACAAAACAGAAATTGAGTAATGCACTTAAGGGTATAAAAAAGACTCCAGAACATATTTTAAATATGAAAAAAGGAAAACTTGGAATAAAACCATCTGATGAATCCAAGAAAAAAATGAGCATTTCCCAAAAAAAATTAAGAAAAATTGTCCAACATCCTATGCTTGGCAAAAAACAATCTAAAGAAGCAAAACAAAAGATGTCAATTGCAAAGACTGGTACAAAAAGAAGCGAATTAACTGTTAAAAAAATAGTAAATTATTTAAACAATACATATTTCATAACAAACGGCATAAATTCAAAAAGAATTAAAGGTGATTTTGTAATACCTTTTGGTTGGTTTTTTGGAAAAGCACCTTATAAACATTTTAATAAGGCAGACAGATAATGGACCCAATAACCGTTCTTGCAGCACTTGGACCAGTAGCAGTCAATCTTGTTAACTCACTGATCGGACGGTTTATATCTCCTGACGGATTTAAGCCAACCAACATCGACGATTACACCAAAATGAAAACCGTTGATCTTGAGATGTTTAAGGCGATGAATGACGCCGGTGGTACTAACCCATCATACCCGTGGGTTGAGGCTGTTATACGGCTTATGCGCCCTGGTGTAGCGGTCATTGTGCTTGGCACATGGGCTTACATGGAAATGACTGGTGACGCTTCTGCTGCTGTATCAAATTTTGCATCGTCAGTCGGTTTTTACCTATTTGGCGATCGTACTTTGTTTTACTCGCAAAAGAAAGTATGAACGGTAACTTAAAAGCTTTCCTTGACATGATTGCCTACTCAGAAGGTACGGACAATGGACGACAGCCAACAAAGAATCATGGGTATGACGTTATTGTGGGCGGAGGTGTATTTGACAGCTACGCAGACCATCCGAGAAAGTTGGTTAACTTACGCCCAGGACTTGCTTCAACAGCAGCAGGACGTTACCAAATCTTGGCAAGATACTTCGACGCCTATCGCAAACAGCTTGGCCTTCCTGACTTTAGCCCTGAATCGCAAGATGCCATCGCTATTCAATTGATTAAAGAATGTGGAGCAATGCGAGATATTGAGGCTGGGTATATTGACGTAGCGATAAGCAAATGCGCCAGTCGGTGGGCATCGTTGCCTGGGGCTGGCTACGGTCAACATGAACACAACAAAGGCGCTTTACTAGCCGCCTTTAAGAAGGCTGGTGGTACATTAGCCTGAAAAGTATCGCACCTTGCTATTAAGTGCCAATAACACCGGCATTGGTTGAAGACGTTTTTGAATTAGCTGTAGTGATAAGGGTAATTTATAAACTTTCATCGTTCAATTCCTTCTAAGCGGTCAGCGACTAATTTGGCGTACCCTGCAATATCTACCCATGAGTCGGCATAGTTTGGATCACCATTCAGTATACGCGCAACTTTGTGCATAATCATCTCGAGTGCTTCTTTTTGATCATCAGCCAGGCGATTCCATCCCTCTTGTTGGATCATAATTAATTTGAATCCTTGCGCAATATATGCGTGGTCTTTAAATTTACCATAGCGCTTACCGCGCTCGTTCAATACATCTTCTATCATGTTGGCATACTCCGTTGCTTGTAATTCTTTTGTTGTTGCCAGTGCGGCGTAGATCATATCAATCCTTTTCATGTTTCATACAGCGATCAAATATAGTACAGCGTTGGATGTTTTCGCAGTAACAAACTTCTGGCTTTTTAGCCGCCTCCCAAGCCGCACACCAAACATCATATGCGAAGGATTCTGACTTCGTGCCTTCACGGGCGTCGTACCACTTTCTAAATTCTTTATCCATTTTTTTCTCTCAGTTTTGCTTGTACGGCATGAATGATTGATGTTTTATTCATAAGAGGATGAGGTTCAAATGCCACAAATGACAATATTTCATCATCCGTCAGACCTTGCCATGTCTTACCCTCATCAGTGAGGGCAACATCACGTTTGGGTGGTGCGGTGTAGAGGGGTGTCCACCCATTTTCTTCATAAAGCGTAATCAAAAATCCTGAATTTTCTTTGTCAGTCTTTATCCACGCAATAGGCTCTTGCTCAGGCTGTGCGAGTGCTTGGCGTAGGGCTTCGATTTCATCTGAATAAGCATCGTCAATGCTAAGTTCCATTAGTGACATATTATTAGCGTCTAACAACGCCTCCAACGCCATCTCTGCTGCTTTGCGTAAGTCAGGGTACTCAGGTTTAGCTATCTGCGCCTCCAGTTCCGTAATGCGATCATGGTACGGTTTAAGTGTGTCCCAGTCTGGGTGGAATTCGTTTGTAGGCTTGGCTAACTCTGCACGCAATGCATACCGAGCATTTTTAGCAATGATATGTGATGAACCAACATTTTTTGTAAACATAATTTCTTCAAAAGCTTCCAACGCTTGTTGCATGATCTGTCTGCTCATTTCGCATCCCCTTCAGCCTTAGTGATTGCTTGGTACGCTTTATTTAAATTAGCCACCGCTTCTGGCATATCGCTTGAAAAATATAAGCAATTGACAGCCCATTTCAACGCCTCAAGCAACTCCTG